TGAACCTTTCGGCCAAGTGAAACCATGATTTCCTCGACTGAACGGCCCGTAGCGATTGTTTTAGCCTTGGCGTCGTGCGGCAACCAGTCGGTACCATAGACATACCCCTTGTTTTGCAGGACGGAAATGTAATGTTGTATCGGCATCTGGTTATTGGTGTAGTAGTCGATGAGTCTCAGTTCCCGGTTCACGTTCTGCGCGAACCATATACTCGTGTTGTCCGCCCAACCCAGGTCAAAGAACGTGTGTACCGGCTTGACTGAATCGTAGGGGACCGAGCGAATCCGCCCCTCTTCCTGCGCCGTTCGCAATTCGCGGGCGTAAATGGCGCCCTCAAGCGTTACCCGGCAGTGCCCTTCCCATACGTTTTGATAGGCGTCGGGATCGCGTGCGAGCAATGCGACACGTTCACGCTCAAGCGTCTCGTTGAACCACGGGTTATCCGACCAATTCACTTTGCGCACGATTGCATCGGATGGCGGATCCACCACGAACCGCTTGTAAGTCTCATCAGTCGGCAGTTCAGGATTGAACGTCAGCCAGATTTCCGCGCCGTCCTTCCGTATCGTAGGTATGAGCGTGTCCCAGGAGGTTTTCGATACGCTCTGCGCCTCTTCCACCCACACAATGTCCACGCCCTCGAACGACTTGATGCGCGACACGTTGTTGCGCAAGCCGGCGAAGATGAATTCGCTCCCGTTCCTGCCCTTGACGCTCTGGTTCTGAATGTCGTAGAACGAATTCAGGTTCAATGACTCGATCTGTGATTGCAGCAGGTGATGCACAGACTCATTGATGGAGTTCTGGAACTCCCGTGCGCACAGTATCCGCAACGGCTTCTTTGCCGCCAGCGTCAGCAGTGCCCGTGCCACTCCCCAGGATTTCGAGCCGCCCCGCCCTCCGTAGAGCACCTTGTAGCGCATCGGTTGAAACAGGAATTGCAAAGGCTCGGGGAATTGCGCGTTTACGTTGGCCAAGTCAAAGCCCGGTTTCTTTCCAGTTGTGCGGTACCCAACTCACGCGGCTAATGTCCGCCTTGCATTGGGCGCACTGCAGCAGAGGGAAAGCGCCTGGGAAGCAAAAGATGGCAAAGGTCTCAGACTTGCATTTCTTGCACGCCAGGGCTGAATGCGACGTCTTTTCCGTGCCCGGACCCTCGCACCCCTTCGATTTTTGCTTGTTGTCCATACATTCCCCTGCGCCACCTGCTTTAAATCGCTTGTGGGGCTTCCTAGTGAGTCTGTTGGTGGATTAATGGCCGTGGTTGAGCCGTGATGAACGAAACCGTGATATTCGTCGCCGCATCGGTAATGTCATCGACTGCGCCCTTGCCCTCGATACCGAATGCTTCGCGTTCCAGGCTGATAAGGAGCTTGATTGTCTCGGCCAGCTTCTTGATTGCGTCCACTTGTTCAGGCAACTCAATCACGCGCCGGTAGATATCGTTCAGCCGGTCCCTGTTTTTCTCGTCCGGGTTGCGCAGCAGTTCGCCCAACTCTTCATGATCGAACTCGTATACGTTCAAAGCGGATAACCGATCCAGCAGCGCCAGTGCCACCGATCGCACGCGGTTTATCACTTGCCTGTGCGCCAGAATCACATCCTTCTGGTTCTCCGCAGCAGCCTCGATAAGCACCATTTCCGAAACATGCTTTTCGGTGTCCAGTTTGGTGTCCAGTAACGATCTGTCTAGTTTGGCCTGGGTGCGTGCCTTGACCCTCGCGGACCTGTCGCGGGTCCATCCGTTCTCTTCCGCAACCTGCCCGATGCGTGCCTTGGAAATGCCGTACTCGCTCTCCAGGATGCGCATTGACTTCACACCTGCGCCGTAATCCTGTTCCAGCTTGACCCAATCCACGTCTTTCTTTTGCCGTGCCATTACTTCACCTTTCCCTGTTGCATCCTTTCATCGCAGCTCGCAGCTTGATTTCGCACGCGGTCCGTTCCTCTATCTCCGCTCGCAAAGCCCGGTTGATTGTCAGTGCGTCATCCTTGGGAGATACCCGGTCTACCGAATAGGCTGTCTTGCATTCCGCCGGCGTCTCTACCTTGCAGGGGACCGCCACGGGACGGTCTATAACCTGTGTCTGAATGATTGGATCACTTGCGCATCCGCCCAAATTCACGAGCAAGAAAAGCAGGATGAGAAGGACTATCCAGCCCCCGTTACTCATTGCATCGCACGCCAGTTGGCATCCAGCACACCCGCCAGCGCACTTACAGCGATAATCAGCCAGAAACTCACAGCCGGATGCTTCTGGATCCACCGCTTCATTGAGTCCGGTCTGACGAGTCATGCGTAATGCGGCATTCCTGTCCGCCTGGGACTTCATGCCGCCATACACCCACGGTCACAGGCGCCATCGTTATGATGTTGGCCAGCGTCCTTACCTGCTCTTCCGTTGCGCCCTCTTCCAGCAGCACCACGAGCTCAACTGCCATTAGCCCTCCGCCAGTTCACGTACTCGATCTGTTCCCGCGCGATTGCTTCGCACTGCATGTCCTCGGCGACAATGGGCGCCGCCTTGATGGTGATAGCGGCGAGGGTATGTTTCGTAGCCTGGGGTTGTGCGGTTTCCATTGCCTGAACCCCGGACCTCTTGAGCAGTTCCGATTCGTTCACGACTTCCTCAACCCGTTTCCGCACGCTCGTAATATCGGTTGCGCATTGCGTGTTCGATGCACTGAGCACCTTATTGTCCAAGTTGAGCCGCGCCATCTCCCCGCTTGACCGCCAATCGCTGACTGCAAACCCGCCCGCAAAGGCGAGGCTGGCCAGCGCCGCGATTGCGATTGCAGCTATTGCCGGACTAATCATCAGTACCTCCTTCCGTTTCCTGTACCCATCGTTTCCCCAAAAAAAAACCCACCGCTTTGAGGGGTGGGCTTTAAGTATCAGGCAGCGTGAGAGGCCACCTGAATGTCGGCCAGGAGAGGCGACACTAGGAAAAAAGTGTATCAAGTTGTCCCTGGGGAACGCAAACCGCAAATAACTATCTGATTTACGCTTGAAAGCGGAACATTGTTCCTGTATCGTGAAGGTTGGCAATCCCGCCAGCTATGAAAAATCATAAAAACCCAGGAGCACGGCATGAAATCAGAATTTGATTACACCGAAACCGCCTCATTCATTGGCAACAAAAAACAAACTCTAAGCATGGCCGTGGAGCTCGGCAGCGATACAACGTGGACGGTTACTCAGCTATCCCCTCGTCGCTTTGCCCTGTTCGTTGGACGATCTTCTTACCTGATCCCTCCCAATGCAACAGTGGTACGGACGAACAACGACAACCAATATAAATAACAACCCAGGAGAATAAGAATGGGCAAGTACAACTTCACGACGAAACTCAAGACGGACGATTTTGATGTGCAAATCGACGAAACCGCGCTATACGGCTATTTCGAGGATTGCGGCCGCAACGATGAAGAGGAATGTGCCGGAGGGCTTTGGTTTGAGGTTCTTCCTTCCTTGAGCGGCTATCGCAAGCTGGCGCTCTGCGACTACGACGGCGTGTTTGAGTTGCCGAAGCAGGTTGCCGACGCCCTGCGCGACGCCGGTTATGATGTTTCATACCTCGATTGACCATGACGCCCGCCGAAATCCGCGCAGCACGCAAAGCCCTTGGAATGACTCAGGGGCAATTCGCCCAGGTACTCCATACCACGGAGCGGACCGTTCGCAATTGGGAGGCCGGCGCCCGCAACATGCAGCCTGTAACGCTCGATCTTCTCTCCCGCATCATCGCTGAACGCGCACCGCGCACCTAGCCACACTCAGGGCGGTTAAACGCCGCCCTGAACTTCCGCACTGCTCCCATTTCTTCCCACAAAGTCTCGATTGTTCTCTTGTGTATCGCATCGAGGTTGTCGTAACTGCGCGTGCGCAGCGCCATTACTTTCAGCAGTCCGCATTTGCCCACGCGTTTCATTTCCCGCAGCGTGATCTTGTCCCCGCAATAGTCCCTGATTATGAGGTCAATACAGCGATTGCTATATATCCCGGTCTCAAAGGTTGCAGCAAGGTAGCGCCGTAGCGGGTCCAGGCCGTCCGCATCCCGGCCATACCGGACCTTGACATAGGCCATGTGCAACCCAGGCAGTACCCGTGCACACAGCGACTTGATCATCGCGGCTTCTGCAATGAAATCGTAAGGGGTCAAGGCATCCCCCGGGCGCGTGTTCTCAGCCCCGCGCATCTTGTTCACGCTGGACATTTTGATGATGGGGCGCTCCGTCGTGGAATACGCCCACTTCAAAGCCTGTTCAGGATCCTCAAAAATCATATTCGATCTTCCGCGCGGAAACGGTTAACCAGCAGCAGCAAGTGATACTCGGTTGGCAATTTGTACTGAATCAGAAATTCCTCCTTCAACGTATGAAACCCGCTCGCTCCCTGGTGATGCTCAAGGCAGAGCCCCGCCGTCATGTACGGACTGCGCAGGCCGGAGCCTTCCGCGATATGGTGCACCTGGGGAGGGGTCCGCTTGCCATAGAACGCACGGCAGATCACGCATCCCAGGCGGGCAACAACGCTCTTGTGCCGTTGCGCAGGGCTCACGGTTCAAATGTCCCGCTCCTTCCTGGAGTTCATGTAGGGCACCCGGATTTCCTCGTTGAACAAAGCCGCCGCCTCTGCATCCTGGTCAATCTCCTTCCTGGATTCCACGCCGCAAATGTTCAGTATGTGGTCACGCGCCTGTTCTTCCGTCTCCGCTTCTGCCCATTGCTGGAAGTCCTTATCCTGGCACCACCGTACGGCGAGACTGCAAAGGGGTCCGATCCTGAATTTTTCAGGTGCCGGCAATCGCTCGAAATCGCCAACAAGCGGCGCTATGGCCACCGGCATGTCGATAATGGGAAAAAGCTCGTGGAATGCGGCCTTGTGCTGATCGTCAATGTCAATCACGACACGCAGCGTGCCATCCGTCATTTCTCCCGCTTTCCTTCTTGTGCCCGAAATTGCGCTCATACCCTCGTCATCCTTCCTGATAAATACGCCATGATTAAATCCGCCGCCGCGGTCCAGTGCCAGCAGTAACCCACTAGCCATCCTTCTTCTGTCAGCCGGTCCCCGTACCAGAGTTGCCGTGCCGTTGCCTTGTTCTTTCCCGCCTTGAGCTCGATGGAGAGGCCGTGGTATCCGCCGCGTGCCACTCGCAAGCAGACGTCGTGCTCTCCCGAGAGCATCCCCGATTGGCTCGCCTTCCACGCCTGGGAGGGCGTCATGTGCACGCCGTTCAACGACGCGCAAAGCAGGTCAAGCCCCGGGTACCGTTTCTGCATCGCGGGCATCCGCGCCCACTTGAACAAAGCGCATTGATGATCGAATTCCGCTTCATTCCTTGGTTTCCTGCTAACGAATCCCATAGCCCATCATTCCCAGGGCGCCCCGCTCTTCACCCTGATTGCGGTGTAGCTGTACAGAGGCGCAGGCTTTCCGGCTTTCTCCCGTGCCTTTTCCTGTTCCGGCGTCTCCTGGCACTGGCCGGTTATCGGCGTTACCGACAAGATGAGCTCGCCGCGCCAGTTCGTCTCTCCAACAATCATCCCACTTGCCTCAGTTGTGGCGCAGGTACCGGCATATCCGACTCGTCCAGTTGCCGGAACTGTAGCGCCGGCCTGTCTGAGCCGCCGTTCATCACCCGCATTGCTTTTTGCGGATCCCCGATGAGCACGGGCTCATCACCCTTGAATCCTTTTTTTCCGTTCTCCGCCGTGATCAGGCCGATCAACTTGCGCGGGTATTCCGGCGTTTCGCTGCGCACGCTGAAACCCCGGTACCGATTCTCGAATTCCTTGGCCACGAACGGCCATTCGTCATCGCCTTTCTTGCTGAGGGCTACCCATCCGCCCATGTCGGTAAGCACGCGATGAATCAGGGGATCATCGAATACCACGTCCCGATACGGACCCTTCTCGCGCAAGGCACGGTCCACCTTCGCCCAGGCTCGCAATGCGCCGTCTTGGGTAGAGCCTTGCAACATGCGGGTAATGTCGGCGGGCTTGGGTACGAACGAACCCGCATCCGGGTTGGCCAAGTGCCGGTTGAACGCGTCCACGACTTCAAGGAGCTCGTATCGCCTCAATGCCGTCCACCATGCGTCAAGCATGAAGCTGGAGAGCGTTTTATCGTAGAACGACATTACCCCTGAAAGCCCATCGCTGAATGCCTGGAAATCTTCAGTGCGCATTCCTCGCCTCCCTCATTTCTGGCGGCATCCACGCGGCCGCTACTCGCCTGTTCTCCTCTTCAAGCGCCTCTTGCTTGTTCGGCAATCGTCCCTGGTGCAGTACCAGCTTTGCCGCTTCTTCGCGCCGTCGTTTCACGATCCCGACAACGTACGCAAAACTGTGGTGTCCCCGTGTCACGGCATCCCTGGCGGCATTGGCGAATTCGGTTTCGGTTGCGCCGGCTTCGATCAACGTCAACAGGGTTGGGTGACTCGGATTACAGCCTTGCACGCCATGCTTCATGATTGCCTTGCAGCAAAGGCCGGCGTCTGTCGTTTTGTTTTTGATGGGGATGGGCTCTACACACGCGCCTTCCGGTTGATCCCCCTTCGCGCGGGGAGTATCTAACTCTGTGTGTATAACCTCTGGTTCTGGTTTTGGTTCTTGGTTATTGGTTATTGGTTCTTGGTTAGCTTTGCCTTGGGTTATTTCTGAAAAGGGTGGGGTTATTTCTGAAAAGGGTGGGGTTATTTCTGATAACCCAGGCGCAACCTTTTCGGTTTTTTCTGTTAACCCAGGCGTAACCATGTCGGTTTTTCTTGGTCTTCCGCCTAGCTTGCCAGCAGCGCGTGATACCTCAGTCCTAGCCTTGTAGGTAGCTATCTCCCTTCTTACCCGCCCCTGCACGTAACCCTTCTCGGTGAGTTCAAGCATTTCGGATAGCACGACTCGGATAGCCTGTTTCTCTTCCTCGGTTCGTGCCGATAACCGCCTGAAAATCACTTCGGTATCTTTCGGTATCGGTTTTTCATCCAGGAATAGCCAATCGAGAAGCTGGCGGTATGCGCCATGCTCCAGCATGGAAAGGTGCATCGTGTCGCTGCGGTAGTCCCCTATGTGAAAGCTGTAGTAGTTCATTCCATCGTCTCCAAGGCAAACCCGTCTTGGCGGGTCCGTTCATTTTGTAAAAGGGCATAATCAGGGTTAAGTTCACAGCCAATCCACCGGCGCCCCAGGCGTTGCGCTACTTCGCCAGTGGTGCCGGATCCAAAAAAGGGGTCAAGTACGATCTGGCCTGGACGAGTGCCGGCCAAAATGCAAGGTTCGATGAGTTCAGGGGGGTATGTTGCGAAGTGGGCTTGTGCATACGGGCGCGTTGGGATCGTCCAAACACTCCGTTTGTTGCGAGTGCCGGTTAACTGCTGCGCCGCTTCTTTGGCGTCGTATCGCTCGTTAAACCCGGTATAGATGCGGCCATGCCCGCGTTGCTTGTCGGTTTTGCCTTTCTCGCGGCCATTCTTGTGAAATGGGCCGTGCCCGCCCTCCCCCTTGCTGGTATCCCATCCATCCGGCGTCTTGTATTCCTGCAGGGCGCACGCTTCTTTTATCGTCTCGTTATCGAAGTAGTACCTGGGGGATTTGCTCAACAGGAACAGGTACTCGTGTGCCTTGGTGCATCGGTCTGTGACACTCTCTGGCATGGGATTGGGCTTGTGCCAGATTATGTCTTGCCGCAGGTACCAGCCATCCGCCTGTAGTGCAAATGCCACGCGCCAGGGGATACCGATCAAGTCTTTCGGCTTGAGCCCTGCTGGTGGCGGCATCCATTTGCCTCCTCGAGCTCCGGTAGTATCCATCCCGCACTCTTCCCATCGCCTGCCCTGAGCTCCCCCGCCGCTCTTGCCTGTGCCGGCGTAACTATCTCCCAGGTTCAGCCAGAGCGTGCCATCGTCCCGCAACACGCGCCAAACCTCCCGGAAAACCTCGACCAGCGCCGCGACGTACTCATCCGGCGTCTTTTCCCCACCGATTTCAAGGTTTTTATAAGGATGAGTATCATGAAGATACGAACGCAACCCGTAATAGGGGGGTGACGTGACACACACTTGCACGCTGCAAGGCTCAAGAAGCTTGAGCGTGACGCGGCTATCACCTGCGTAGCAGTGATTGAGGGGATAGGTTTCGATAGGTCCAACCATAGCAAAGCAATTGCTGGACCCTGCTCTTGCGGCAGGTTGGGGGTTATGCGGCTTTGGCCTGACGCAATTCAGGCCATATTGTTTCCCAATCGTACGGGCGCAACATTTGACGCGTAACTTTTCGGCGGCTGATTCGTTCTAATTCAGAACATATCTCCTCGCGCAATACCTCACCCCGCGACGCCGCCTTGCGCAAGTAGCTTTGACTGGTCTTAAGCTGCTTGGCCAGGACGTCCCGCTCCCGTGGCGGCAAGCTGTTGAGGTACCGGAGCATGGCCTGATTCGCCACGCGTATCCCCGCATTCTTGAGTGACCGCAGTTCGTGTAGCTGCTTCATGACTGCCACCGAGGCTTTTTTTAAGTACCGGATGTTACTTTTTGGTAAATTTAGAGTCAATACTCATTGGTGCTTTACTTTTTAGTAAAATAATCGAACAATTGATCACAATAAAAACAGGGACATTAATAACAACAGGAGATGTGACGTGACATGGATATCGTAGCCACACGCCGTAAGAGACTTCGGCACTTAATTGATACGAGCTTTGATGGGCTGCTTGTTTCTTTCGTGCAACGGACAGGCATCAGCCCTAGCGAGTTATCGGGACTGCTAAGAAACAAGTCCTTTGGAGAGAAGAAGGCGCGTTTGATAGAACTTAGGGCTGGCCTTCCTCCTATGTATCTTGATATGCCGAGCGATACTCACTCGCTGGTTCATCAAATCATGGAGCTCGTATCGAGGCTCTCCGAAGAAGAACAAAGGCTCGTCCTGGCCTTCTGCCAGATGGCATCTAAAAAAAAGAATTCGTCTCTCGATGAGAGCACGGATAACAGGCAACGACGACGACGTATGCGAACTGAGCCCATTCATCCCTCTGAAGACAAACGGAAAAACCCTGAGCGACGGAAAGATGAAGAAGAACGTCCCGCTCAACTTTGAAAACTAATAACTACGAAGCCACTTAGAAACCTTCTTAGTAGCCAAGTAGAAACTCTTTAAGGAGCAAAGCTATGAAACCCTTAATTCCGGCACTCATCGCCGGAGTCTTAATATGCGGAAGTGTCCAGGCTGAAGTGTCTTTATCTGAACGTCTTGAGCGTGCTAACCGCGCACACCAAGAGTCACTTGGCCTCACAGAAGAAGCCGAACTACGAAGAGCTCAACTTAGGCTAGTAGAGTCGCAACTAAGGCGAGAATCCAATCAACAGATGCGCGATGACTTAATTATCATGGATTCACTCAATCGCCAGCTTCGGCAAGGCATCGCCCCTATCGCCCCTCTTCCCGGATTGCCCAGGCCCGGACTCGTCCATTAATGCTATTTAGCTAACCCCCTCCAAACCCGCTTAAAGCGGGTTTTTTATTGCACTTTCGTCACTAAAACCGTAACAAAGTCCACTTTGCGTTTTTCGAGTGCACTAAACGGTGCAGAATTAAATTGACTTTAAATTTACCATTTAGTAACATTTTTAATGCCGTATTCCCATGTCCGGGCGTGCGGCGCAAAAACAATAAACAGGAGACGCGTTATGGCTGCGCTGGCATTGCAGGAGGTCGGCATAGATACACCCAGGCTTTATGAAATACGGGCACGGGCGAAGGCAGAGCAGGAACTTGCCCCGCTTGACCTGAACGATACGGAAACACTCGATTGGCTCGCTGAGTATTGCGACCAAGCCGTTTATAACCGCCCTACCCCGCAATACAGGGGCGGGTTCACGCTGTACACCGACGAGGGAAAGACTAGCGCCGGAACCTTGCGCGAAGCCGTTTGCCTTGCGGCCGCGAAGCACAAAGCGGCAAACGAGTACCTTTAACAACAACAACAGGAGAGACCATGAATACCGCAACAATGAAAGAAACATCGCCCCGGAATTTTCCGGCGATGCTGGAACAGTACAAGGGCGAGCTTCATAGAGCACTCCCTACCCACTTGAAGGCGGAACGATTTGCCCGTATCGCACTTACCGCCTTTCGCCAGAATCCCAAACTTGGCCAATGCGACCCGCGCAGCGTCTTTGCCGCAGTCATCCAGGCGAGCCAGTTGGGACTGGAGCCGAATACCCTGGGACGGTCCTATCTCATCCCGTACGAACGCAAGCAGCTTATAGACGGACAGTGGAAGAAAATCACTGAGTGCCAGTTCGTACCCGGCTGGAAAGGGCTTGTCGATCTGGTTAACCGTGCCGGCAATGCAACAGTCTGGACCGGCGCAGTGTTTGAAGGCGACGAGTTCAACTATGCGCTCGGGGACCGTCCATTCATCCTCCACAAACCGGGCGATGAGTTCGACGTCAACAGGCTGATGTACGTGTACGCCGTAGGCCGCGTGAAAGGTTCGGAGTGGCCGGTTATAGAGGTATGGAGCATGAATCGCGTGCGCATCCACCTAGCCCGCTACAACAAGGTAGGCACCAAGCATTACGCCCACGAAAACATGGAAATGTACGCCCGCAAGGTCGTGCTCCTGCAGGTTCTCAAGTACATGCCCGCATCCCCGGAAATGAACGCCGCCATCGCGCTGAACGACGCAGCCGAAATCGGCTCGCAGGGCTTGACCATCGAGCACGCGGTGAATAACGACTATGTACCGCCGCCAGTCGTGGACGAGGAAACCGGCGAGATACAGGAGGAACCGCATCAGGAACCGATTGAGGGACCGGCGCCCGTTTACCCCATGTTCACCGCCGAGGCATTCAACGCCAAGAAAGACGGCTGGAAGAAACTCATCGACGAAAACAAGAAAACCCCCGCCGCCCTGATTGCGATGATTGAGAGCAAGGGCGTTTTGCTAAGCGAGGAACAGAAGTTTGAGATTGATTCATGGCATTCACTTAGAGGCGAGCAATGATGATTATTCACAATTTCACCCAAGGAAGCCCGGAATGGCATCAATTCCGGCTTGAGCACTACGGCGCAAGCGAAGCCGCGCCTATGCTCGGCCTCTCGCCGCACATCAAGCGTACCGAGTTGCTGCACATGAAGCACACGGGTACCGCAAAGGAGTTCTCGGACTGGATGCAGAAGAACATCCTTAACCTTGGCCACGCCGTTGAAGCACTGGCGCGTCCCATCATCGAGCAAATGATCGGGGATGACCTCTACCCGGTTACGTGCTCTGACGGCATCTATTCCGCCTCGTGCGACGGCTTGAACATGATGGAGACCATTGCATTCGAGCATAAGCAATGGAACCGGATACTGGCGGCGAGCGTGCGCGATGGCATCCTGCCAAACGAGCATATACCCCAATGTCAGCAGGTTCTCATGGTAACGGGCGCCGAGAAGCTGATTTTCACGGTTTCTGACGGTACCCGCGAAAACTTGGTTTACCTCGAGGTATTGCCGGATCCGGCATGGTTCGAGCGTATCCGCGCAGGTTGGTTTCAGTTTTCTAACGACTTGGCCGCATACGTGCCCGTAGTTCATCCCGAAAAACCGCAAGTCGCCGCGATCCGGCAACTTCCCGCGCTGGCGATTCAAATACGCGGGGAGGTTGTCACGAGCAATCTTCCCGCTTTCACCAAATCCGCCCAAACTTTCCTGTCTTGTATCAAGACGGACCTCAAAACCGACGAGGATTTTGCATACGCGGAGGAAACCGTCAAGTTCTGCGAGAAGGCTGAGAAGGAACTGGAACTGACGAAAGCAGCGGTGATATCGCAAACCGCAAGCATCGAGGACGTGATGATCACCATTGATTACGTCCGCGACCAGTTGCGCGGCAAGCGCCTCACCCTGGACAAGATGATCAAGACGCAAAAGGACGTGATCAGGAACAGTTTCATCAGCAAGGCGCGTATTGACTTCTCCGTTCATGTGACCAATCTTGAAACCGAGCTTTTCCCGGTTCGGCTGGTTTATCCGCAACCCGACTTCCAGGGCGCAATCAAGAACAAGCGCACGCTGGCCAGCCTGGATGACGCCATATCTTCGACACTCGCCAGTGCCAAGATAACGACGGATGGCATCGCCCAAGGCGTTCGTAGGCGCATTACGTGGGCAAAGGAACATGCGGCCGATTACACCTTCCTGCTATCCGACATGCAGCAGCTTGCGTACAAGGCGGATGATGATTTTCAGATGGTGATTCAGAACCGCATTGCGCAGCACAAGCAGCAGGAAGCGCAAAAACGGGAAGCGGAGCGTCAACGCATACAGGCGGAAGCGGACCGGCTGGCAAGGGAACGCGCCCAGGCTGAAATCGCGGCAGCGGCAATGCCTGTAGAAGTGGCAACCCCCGCGCCAGTGGCAACGCCGGCGCCCTCCCCCGCGCTCGCACCAAGGCCGATAGCGGCGCGTAACCTGAAACCCGTGGGCAGTAACGGCGCCCTGCTTGCAGTGGCAATGCACGACCTGGGGTTCTTCCGCCACAAATACGGCAATGTGCGGGAGCTCGCAGGGGTATTGCGAGAGATTGACCTGTTTATCGCAACGGAGGAACAGCGACAAACCGCCAAAGCCTGACGCGCGGAGTCAGACAACGGCAAGCGCAGTCAGCTTGCCGTTTTTTCGTTTCTACAAGGAGGATCCATGATCAAGGAAGTGGTATATCCCGCAATAGGTACCTTATCCATCATCGCGGCCCTCGCCTGGATGGCGAGCCGCGACATGGACGCCGAGACGCCCCAATGCCCTCCCCCGCGCTACCAGCAGGAACTCATCGGATCCGGCCACGTCGAGAGCGATGGCGCAAGCGTGCTGCGATGCGTTTATGCCACCCCTCCGGCCTATCGCCGTCTCATGGCTCAACGTTGATTAATCCATTCCACGAGCAGGACTACACGAAGCAGATCCGGCGCCCGTTCGATGACGAGCTCGACTGCTTGCCAAACTACCCGACGATCGTGCTGTTGATGGGTGTCTGCCATATCGTCCGCTACAACGATCACAAAGTCAGGCTGAAAGGCGCGGCAAAGAAAGGACACGAAGTGTCCGCCGAAAAACGCCGGGTCGGTGCGCAAAATCACCTGGACAAGCATTTTGCAACCATCCGGCAAATGCTTGAGGCCAACGCCACGAACCGAGAGATAGCCGAGGCCATTGCGGTGTCGGAATCTACTCTCATCCGGCGTTTCGAGGCATCCGAAGAACTGCTAAAGCTCGCACTGGCACGCCCACGATGCGGCGAGGATTCATCCATCGGCAGATGCAAAGCCAAACGACAGAGGGAGACTGCATAGCATGGGCAAACCGAAAGTGGCAGCAATACAGATCCAGGATGGCGACGGAAAGATTGTGGCCAACATTAGCGAGATATCGGACGAGGACGCGGACCGGCTGGTTTTGTGCTGGAACGCGTTTCGCGGTATGCCTACCGAGACGATCCAAACCATGCCCGGATCCGTCGCGGACCTGACCTCGAACATGGCGCAACTGTACGGCGTGGTGAACACGTTCGGCACCCTGCTCCGTCAGGTTGACCAGCTTCTAAGGCTTTGTGTCCCGGATTACTCCAAACATGAGGCTTGCAGTGCGATTAAGGAAGCCCTGGAGTTTGTTGACCGTTTCAAGCGGCCTAATATCCATTAACGTCTGCCTATGTTTTTCGTTGCCATTTCATAGTATCGCAATGTACGATAACTACCCCATAACTATGAAAACGAGAGGCCAGGAAAATGATACTCACCGTAGGGAATACCAAAGGCGGCGTAGGCAAGAGCACGCTCGCTGTCAGCATTGCATCGGCACTTGCCCGCGAAGGGCGCGACGTATGGCTGATCAATGCGGACCGGCAGAAAACCTCGCAGATGGCAATCGCCGTGAGAGCCCAGGACGAAACCCTCCCCGGTATTGCTTGCGCCACGTACACGGAAGGTCCGTTGCTTCGCTCCCAGGTGAAGCTGCAGGCGCACAAGTTCCATGATGTGATCATCGACGCGGGCGGGCGGGATTCATCCGCCTTTCGCGTGGCATTGATGCTATCGGACAAGGTGCTCATGCCGTTCGTGCCGCGTACGTTTGAAGTGTGGGCAATGGAGGAAATGGCCGAATTGGTGGACGAGGCACGCGGCGCACGCGAACATTTCCCCGTGCTGTCAGTCCTGAATACCGCCGACCCGGATCCAAGCGAGGACGTTCGCGCAGCCGATAACGAGCAAGCCATTGCAGAACTGAGCGCATTTCCGCAGTTTGAATACATTGATACGCCCCTCGTGCGGCGCAAGGCGTTTTCGAGTGCTGCTGGCCAGGGGTTGTCTGTGCTGGAAATGAAGAAGGCGGACCCGAAGGCAAGGGCGGAATTCAGCAAGTTGCTTGCCGTATTGCTTTCATATCCATCCGATATGAATTTAGTATCGTCTTAATGGAGATTGATACGATATGGCTATTACACCGCGACCCAAGCTGGACCCGAAAATACCTGACGTTGTACCGCCGAAAGTAGCGGAATTTGAGGAAGGCGCACCGGATTCAAAGCCGAAGAAAGCCTTCATGAAAGGGAACAGGATACAGATCAGCCATACCATCTCCCCGGAGATGCTAGGCCAACTCGATGCGATGGCGAAGAAAACCGGCACCCCCCGCGCCAGTCTCATCAACCTTGCAATCTACCGAGCCCTGGAGCACTGGCTTGAAAAAGAATAAGGAGGCCAGGATGACACATGCAGAGATTTATCAATCAATCGAACCCGTGATACCGAAGGAGCTGCTTGAACGCTACGGACATTTGACCTATGGCGAAATGGCGGAAGTACCCGAGCTCTCAGCCTGGGCGCCGGAATTGCGATGGGCGGAGGAGCAATGGACGCGGGTTACACCGCAGGAGGCTGTGTTCCCTTGACCCCGGAGAAACCGCCACGGCAACGGCTGGAACTCAGCGAAGCCACGCAGGAACGGCGGATGCTCCGGCGCATGGATCACGTCTTGACCATGCTTGAAGATGCGCCCGAGGCGCGGTTCGCCATTCTGAGTAGTAACCAGATGCGCCACGGCGAGCTTGTCATGACCATTGCCCTGCGTGGCGTGGCCTTGTTTGAAATGTCGGCGCCCCTTGAAAAATGCGACGGCTGGAAACTGCTGGAATTGATTAACAGAACGGGAGGAAAGGTAGGGGATGAATGAGCTATAGCAAGTATTACCGGCTGGATGGCAGAACGCCCGTCCCGTGCACCTTGGAACAGTGGACGGTTTCATTCGGGCAGGACAACAGGATCGTTGCGCAGGAGGAAATCGAGGGCGTAATGGTGAGCACCGTATTTCTTGCCATGGACCATAACTGGTCTGACAAGGGACCGCCCCTGCTTTTCGAGACGATGACGTTCTGCGAGTCGTTCGGGCAGGTGCAACTGCGCTGTTCTACTTACATGCAAGCGGAAGAAATGCACGTCGGCGTGGTGGACCTCGTTCGCACGTCGTTCGATCAGGCGGAAGAGACCGCGCAACAGGCAATCAAGAAACTAAAGGAAATGGCCAGCTAAAGAGTTACGCCCCTTGGCAAGATAAGAATTTACTCTGCCCGGTTTACACCTTGCACGGGCAGGGTTGAGTCAAGGGGCACCATATTCATACTAAAAAGATATTACTTTCGTATGTATTGCATAGAGTAGTAATACGGAAACGATACGACAACCAGGGGAACAATAAAAATGAAAAGGGACGAGGAAGTACAGGCGGATTTGTTTAAAGCGGACGTTTCATGGTTTCACATTTTCAAGGAAATCATACGAAACGGTACCTGGGCGAAGTTGAGCACGAACGCGAAGTCTCTTTACCCTGTCGTCAAAGCCTTTATCAATTGGGAAAGCGGCTCCGCCTTTCCGTCCATTGACACGCTGGAAGCGTATTCCGGCATCTCACGCCCCTCTATCGTTAAAGCATTAAAGGAGCTTGAAAAAGACGGTCTACTCGTCAAGACCACAACGAAAGGGAAGGGCAGCAATTACACCTTGGTTGAAAAATTCAACGTCAAGGATGGAGACGGAAGGCCCGCGGCCTCCGTGAGTTTTGACTATCTTCCGTCGCACGTAACCGATGCGGTAGCTGAATTGCGCAATTTCATGGCGCAAGGTTTAACTCTCCCCGATGGAAAAACCAATTTCATCAAAATTGATAGCCTGACGCTGAACATTCATTCAGGAAGCGGCAACAACATTACCAACAACATCCGTGGTGGCATGGATGAAGCCACGTTAATGAAGGGAATCAGGGATATCGCTAACAAGAACGATTCGGCAGAGGCTCTACTGGTAGCAGAAATGGCAAAGAACTACAGCACGCGCGACAAGGATAACAACCAAGGGTAGTTAACCGCGTTAACTGGTAGCACTGTGGATAAATTTTGTGGATAAAACATGGAGGGTAGTTAACCACGTTAACTGGTGTAGTTAACCACGTTAACTAGGGTAGTTAACCACGTTAACTAGGGTAGTTAACCGCGTTAACTCTAAGTATATGGTTTAAGTAGTTAGCTTAAAGAGAGGGTTTTAAGCAGTTGGCAAACCCGTGTGTATAACTCAGTCTGAACAGGAGAGCAACGACACAATGACTGACGACGAATACAAGGCGTACCTGGAAGAGACAGGCGAATACATCCATGTACGCAAGCTCGATGACGGCACCTGGGCGGGAATCTTCCGCTTCATCTACACCTGGGGAATCTGTACGGAGCTCGACATGACAGGCTACGGGCGGCGCTATTGCTATACGAGCGAATCCGAGGCCGTGAAGGAATTGGACAAGATGAAATCGCTAGAGGATGTACCGCAAGGATGGGAACGCCGCTTGCCGGAGCCGTTCTTTTTTACCATCGTTGGTTTTGACGGCAAGGCTAGTTCCATCGGTTCCTGCTTAACTGAGCGGGAAGTGATTGATCACGCCAATTTTCAGGCGGCGCGTGATGGGGATTACAGCCAGCCGTTCGGCAAGCCCTCGGAAAAAAACCTGCAGGCGGCACTCAACTTGCTCAATAGCAAGGGCAGGGTACTTGAACTGTTCAACATTGGAGACGAAGGACCGGCATTCATCGTACGTGCCGGCACGATCGGTCTGGAGGATGAAGCCCGGTCTGTAGTGGCCAGCATCCGACATAAGTTCTTTAGGTTATGAGTCACG